AGTGTTGGGAACAGGGCGAGTTCGTTGCTAAGGTTTTTAGAGCTCCATTGAATACAACCACGCCGAACTTTAGGGTTACCATATCTGAAACTTATGCTGTTCGTATTCCTGATGTGGACTTTGCATTGGTGTGGTGTCCTAGTGGTGGTCTCTTTAAAGATCTTTCTCAGTATTTGATACGTGATGGTACTTGCACAGGTGAGGCCTTGTTTTTGCTGAAGCATAAGGATGGCTCTCATGATGTTTTTCCAACTAAGTGCGTGTTTCCTGGAGAGAAGGTCAGCCACACCAAATGTTCGAATATGACAGGGGTCCATTATGAACTTCCTTTTGTGACCAAACCTGGCATGTGTATGTCACCTGTCATAAGTGCTGGAAAAGGTTCTTGTCTATTGGGTTTTCATTTATGTGGTTCCGATCGGCTTGGTGGTGCAGCAAGTTTGTTTGCGAGCTCTTATCGATCAGCAGAGAGATTACTCTCCGAAATACCTGGGGTCAACATCTCACTCAGTGCAGTGCCATTACCCGAAACGCATATGGGTTCAAAGCTTATTGAGAGTCCGGATGTATCGCCTAAGTGCGCCACCCGATTTGTATCTCCTGATGCAACATTGGAAGTGTATGGTGCCACGTCCGGAGCTTCGACCCAATATTCAAATGTTGTTCGCACTGTTATTTCTCCGCTTGTTACAGAAGTGATGGGCGTTGAGTGCAAATGGGGAAAACCTCCGAAGAAGTTGCCAGATGGTACCAAATTGTATCCATACCAGGTCGGGCTTGATGTATTAGCTCACCCCTCACTGTCGATGGGCACAGAACTTGCTACCGCTGTTGAATCTTATTTACACACTGTCCTACTTAATTCTGTACTAATGAATGAGTGCAAAGAGATGACGCCACTTGATCTATTTACCACTATTAATGGTAGACAAGGCGACAAATTCTTGGATGGTATGAAGTTATCAACGTCCGCTGGATGGCCCTTCACCAAGAGTAAACGCTTTTTCACAAGGAAAGACCCTACAGTTGATTTGCCGGAAGCAGTAACTTTTAATGATGATATAATGGTTGAGGTAGAAGTGGCACGGAAAAAGCTGCTAGAGGGCTGTAGAATATATGCAGTATGGCGGGCGTGTTTGAAAGACGAACCTACCAAGCTCTCTGCAACAAAAGTTCGTATCTTCCAATGTGCTCCTCTTGTATTGCAGATTCTTTTGAGGCAATACTTTCTACCAATATCTAGACTCATGCAATTGTTCCCGCTTGAATTTGAATGTATGGTTGGCATTAACGCAGAATCACCCGAGTGGGAGCAGATGTATGAATACATGATAAGCAAGTCTAAGGAAAATATTTTTGCCGGTGACTATGGTAAATATGACTTGCGCATGCCAGCCCAACTTGTGCTTGCGGCATTTGATGTTCTAATACGTCTC